GGAGCAGAAGGCGTAGCCCCGGCGGCAGGAGCAGCAGCGGGAGCAGCAGCGGGAGCAGGGGGCTTCGCAGCAGGAGCAACGGCGGCAATACCTGTCGCGGGAGCCTGTGGAGGATGACTTTCAAGATACGCAAGTTTAGCCCTTGCGGATTCTAAAGCTACATTATTTGCCTGACGTTCCGCAGGGGTCATACTTGAGAAGTAACTTACTTTAGATCCTGCGTCGTTTAATACAGCAGTCGCTTCTTGCACTTGTCGTTGCCAATTTTCATACGAAGTGCCTCGTGCAGCATAGGCACTAAGTCCTGATCCGATAGATTTGTTAAGCGACGCAACGTCAAGCCCAAACTGAGATTCATGTCCCGGCGAACCGAACATCGCATTCGATACCGATGCATCAATGGCTGCTTGAGACGGTCTATTAGTTGCGCTGTACGTCCCTAACATGGGAGTTGCTGACGGCTCAACATTGTTCAAAGGCCCCGGCGGCTTGTGATAGTCGCCTTGCACACCGATGGTATTAGACGGATCGTACATATTGTTGGCATACGGATCGCCGAAGTATTTCTTGTACTCATCCACATAAGATCCGGTTGTGCCGTCAAAGTGACGTACGTCACCGCCGCTCGCCATACCTTGTTCCAACTTGTTGGCGTATGCGTCTGTGGCAACTTGGTTTTGAAGCATCTCGCCTTCATCACCGCCCGCTGCAAATGCGACGATGCCGCCGGTATCGTAATTTTTACCGATGTTGTGTGCGGGGAGTTCTGCGAGACCGCCTTGACGTGCGTGAGCAACAGGCCCTTGCGGCTGCGGCGGCGCTGCGCCCTGCGGAGGCATAGGCGGTCCACCCTGCGGCGGTGCGGGCGGCTGCGGAGGCTGCATGATCTGCGCCATGCGATTTACGTCGAGGCCCATCGGAGCCGTTGGTCCGCCGATACCCGCTAACTTGGCTTGCGCCTGTTGGAGCAAAGATCCCTGCGCAGGTTGTTGTGCAGGAGCAGCGTTCTTCTGAATGTGCTGCAACATCTGATACAACTGAAACGGCGACGCCGAGTTCGGGTTCAACTGAAGTTCTTGGGACATGATCATCCCAATCTGCTTCGGATCGTTAACGCCATTCTTTTGTAGTTGCGCGACTTTCGCTGCAACGGAAGACAACTGCTCCAACTGACTGGGAGAAGCCGACGAGAAAAGGTGATCTGGAATCATGCTGTTCATGGATTACCCCAACGATCCGAAGAGACTACCGAGGCCGAGTCCAAGACCCGCTACCTGACCCAACATGCTACCCGGAGCCTGATACATGCTTGTCGTGCCACTGCTAACAGGTGTGCCGCGCACAAGGCTGTTCATGTACGACAACTGCGTGTACGGGTAATTGATTTGGTTCATGAAGTTCTGATACGAAGTATTCAGACCCGTTTGTTGCTGCTGTTGCTGCACCGCACCCGCACCCAGTAGCGCGGTGTTTATACCTGCGGCCTGTTGGAACTGCTGCTGACCCAAGTTGCCCAACTGCCCCGACGCCGCGAGCATGTTCTGGTTAGACGCATTGAATTGGTTCTGAGCATTCTGGAACGCGTTCTGCGATCCCTGCGCTTGAATCTGCGCCAACTGATTCTGCAAGCCCTGCTGCGCATTAGCCTGAACCAACGCTTCACGCGAACCGCCAAGACCACCTGCGCCCGTAGCGACCGACGCCAAACCCGGAAGCTGCTGCCCATAACTTTGGATAGCGGCGTTCTGCTGTTGTTTGACAACGTCGTTCATATACGGAGACATGTACTGGTTCACGTTGTTACCCGTGAACTGATTCGTACCTGCCATACCCGCTAGTGCAGTCGCCTGATTGGTCGCAGCGCTAGGCTGCATCTGCTGAATGTTTTGGAACGCTTGGTTCTGCAACGGGCTGAAGTTAGCAACCTGCTGCCCCGGGTACTGTTGGTACGGGGTCTGAATTAACTTTGACGCAGTACCAAGTACCTGAGTTGCATACGGCAGCAACTCCGGTGGAATACTATTCTGATTGACTGTCGTAGTCGTTGGGGCTGAACTGCTACTTCCGCAACCCATAGGTCACCTCGTCAAAGCTGTATGGTAAGGAATTGGGTTATGCAGAGTATCGTCCATCGAACCGCTTCGTTTATCTGGCGGGAGGGTGCGGAACTCTGAGGGCACCCCATTCAAAAGCCTGTTGAAAATGGTCGTGCCATCTTCAAGCGCAATTACTTCATGCTGCCGAGACCAATCGATTGGATACTCAAAACCGGGAGCCATCACGACGGCAGGAAGATCGCCGTAAACTACAACCTTGCCTTTCAGTACAAGAATGTTATGTGCAGAAGTGTGATCATGATCATGCATCATGAGACCTTCCCCGGCTCTATCAAAGACATACATGATGCCTTCGTCATCGCCTTCCATAATCAATTCAATATGAGTAGTCATTCGAAGAACTTCTCGTACATAACAGTTTCAGATGTGAACCCAAAGCGTTTGGCTTCGCGTCTCCAACCCGGACGCCCCATGATTTCCATGCCCTCGCAACCGGAATCTTTAGCGGCTTTCTCTATGGTCTCGACAACCAACGTGTTAGTCGCTTCCAAGACTCCGATTTCCCCGGCTCCGTATTGCCAGACAAACATCTTAGACTGAGGATATTGTTTGATTTCCGTAATGATGAATGCATGTATCTGTTGGGTTTCTTGATCAAAGATCGCCCATAACTGCATCTGTCCAGTAAACAGAAATCGAACAATGTCATCTACATTCGCACGACCACGGGTCCAGAACTCTGACTTAGTCAGATAGTTCATGAGCGACGGCAGTACAAAACTGATCTGCCCGTAGGGTACGAATGTAATTCCGTATGTCATGTTGGCATAAACTTGTCAGGGTTGATCTGCTTGCCTTGCTTCTTGTTTCCGGTTCGTGCGTAACGAATCTTGTCCATCATCGCATAGAGTTTGCGTGATCCGGCTTCCGTCGATCCGTTACCAAGGTGCGAAACAACGTCCGCGGGGATAACGAATTCTCCGTCTGCAAGAGCTGCACGTTGTGGTTTGGGACCGTGGATGACCGCAGGGATCGAATCCGACATTCCATCGCCGTCACCCCTTAAGAGTTTGCCTCCCGCAGCGTAGGTCGGTTGCAGATCGGCCAGACCGCCATGAGCCATATGATCGATGACTCCACCATGCGCCTTGCCCCCTGCCCCAAAATCAGATCCATCTCCAATAAGCGCGGAAGGCGAGTAATCCATACCCATGTTGTACATCCCATAACCGCCGCCATCACCAAGGCGTCCGCGTCCGGAATACGGATTCTGCCACAAAGTGCTGAGAGACGGCGTGTTAGGGGTATCGCCCGTCGGGAGCGCGTTGACCGGAGAAGTCGAGGGTTCTGGAGTGATCGCACCGCCCGTTATCGTGGACGGGGTGATCATCTGATTGATTCCAGAAAGATACTGATTCATCGCGTCCGAAGACGGAGGCGGAGCGAGCATATTGGGCGATTGCTGCAAGGCTGATTGTGCCAACTGTCCTGCGTAAAGCCCGTTCATTCCAGACAGGATCTGAGATTGCGGAGTCACTTGCGCCGCCGCAGGGCCGGGATAATTTGCTTGAGCCGCAGCCAACATCTGATTGCCCGTTGCCGGAGATACGGTCGAGCCACCTGCGTCGAAGTGACGCTTCTTGAGACCCATCAACCCGCCTTCTTTTGCACCCGCCACACCCGTGCCAGTCATCAACGGAGTTCCGGCGGTTGCCGTCTGTGCCTGTACCGGGGAGGTCGTAGTCCACACGCCGGGGTTGAAACCCTGACCAATGAACGCTTCCTGACCCGCCGGGAGGTAACCCAGTTTGGCAATGTTCGGGTTGATCGTGCCGGGGGTGTACAACGGCTTGCCACCCGGAGCCTGAACGTAATATTCGTTCTGGTTGGTCACGCCGGGGATATTTCCGGTATTTTGTAGAGACTGCAATGTATTGCCAATACCACCCGCCAGACCCGCCGCCGCCATCATCGGGTGTGGACCAAGTCCTTGATAGAACTGTTTGGTCGTATCCAACGGATGCTGCATTAGTTGCTTACCGAAATTCGATATACCCGATTGCCCGGGAATCGTTGCCCCCGGTTGATCAAGTACGGTCTGCGTTGTCGGCATATTGGCTAAAGGATTTGTATCTGCAAGTACACCAGATCCAATAGGCGGAGCAGGAGGCGCAGCGCCAGCCGCGCTGAGATCTTCAGTTACCCCCGGAATGCCAGAAGTAGCGGGATTACCCAATTCCATTGGGCTGACTGATCCCCAACTGCCCGTAGAATCCATAACAGGCACGTTATATGCGTTGCTGGCGTTAGCCGCAAAATCGCTAGTAATCGAAGGTGTCTCCGCAGTGATCTGAATTGGCGTTTCTGCCGTGGCAAAGTTCCCAATGGAAGACGCCGCCGATCCCGCGCCGTATGCGCTGAGACCCGCCATGATTGATTGCTTCCATGTTTCACCGGACGCCTTGGCGATCAAGCCCGTAGCGGCGGCTTCTTCTGGAAGAAATTCAGGCGCGAATACTGCCGTCAGCGCACCGCCGATCATGGGCAGGATAGATGACAGGAACCCTGCCTCCGGTAAGCCCGTGTGCGGGTTGCGCGTCAGCGAACCGCCGTGTCGCAAGGCAAGGTTCTGTAACCCCTGCACTTCAGCGGGAGACATATGCACAAGCGTCGAGTCACCGCCGCGACCCAACGAAGCAAGGCCCTGAGCCATGTTGTGCGGGTGATGAGCCATTGGTCTAAACATAGTTACACCGCTGTATTAAGTGGCTTCGCCACCTGAGATTGTAATCGTGACCCCGGCGGCACTTGCCTTAAATTGGATAGTGTCACCGGCCTGAGTATTGTCGGCAGGGCCGTTTAGAATCTGCGTACCCTTCCACTGCAACGTCGTGTTGGCTGCGATAGCCACGTTGTAATAGATCGCGTTCGCAACGCCGGGGGTACCTAAAACCGTAGTCGATGCGGCAGGGACAAAGCACACAATCACGTTCACGGAACTACCCGTCGTATTGCAGATGTCCATGTCCTTCACGAACGTACGCGTACCAGACGGCACCGTATAAATAGACGCATACGAGGTGTTCGCATACGCCGTCCCGGAAGATGCTTGCGCCAAACGCTTAGGAACGATATTCTGAAAGTTCGCCATTAGAAACAACCCCCATCAAGCCACTGTTGTACCGCCCCGCTGTTTGCCGCGGTTGCCAATTGGGCCGTCGAATTATCTACTTGGTTGAAATACAACCGCAAAGAATTGTTGACCTGATGGTCGTACTTGGGGTCGTGTGCCGGGGTAGGCAGGGGTAAGTTGGGAGCCTTGGATGTGACGATGTTTGGCACTACCGTCTCCCATCCGGACGAATATCGTAGCGATTAGCACCAACCTGCCACATGACACCCAAGTCCTGCGAGTAATACTTGACCGCCATCTGGCGTCCACGAACCCGAGTGTAGATTTGACCCGTGTACTGTTCTACCGGATAAGTGTACGTCGGGGCTACGGGCAGCGCCGTATTTGCCACGCTCATGACATCCGTCGTAAACCCGCCCACCGATGTCGTATAGGCCGATCCCGAGTCCTGCCTAGGCTCAAGAGTCATATACATGACCGGATTCGCTGCGGTCGAATTCGTGAACGTGACATCCGGCACGATGCGCCAGATGTACGAGAACTTATGACCGTCGCCTAACGATACGTCCGTAGACTCAATGTAAGAGTAGATCGGCAACGGCGTTGCCGGAGTGCCGTCATCTTGTCCGTTTTCGTGCCAGATGATCTGATTGGGTACGCTGTACGTTACGGGCGCGTAGATATTGTGCGTAGCAGCAGTCGTGTTGTTGATGCCACGTACGCAATTATTCAACGTGTTGTTAGATACAGAAACGCCAGAGTAGGAGATCTGCTCGTTATCAATCGTAACCGTACCCGACGTGGGATACGTCGTACTGTTCAGTACCTGAATCTGTGTAGTGGTAGCCGTGATGTTCCCGCTCAAATACGTCTTTTGGAGGCTGAATACCCCCATAGGATATTGCTGATACTGAGAATCTAACCACGCCGTACGATTCATCGTACCGGGGTACCAGACGTTATCCAGATAATTGTAGATGACGTAACTGTCGTTGACGCTGCTCGTAGCCGACGGATAATGCCACCAGATTTCGTTGAAGGCTTCGTTGAAGCCGCAAACAATCTGATTCTGCTGCGCGTAGTTAATGTTGCTGTAGATGTATCTTTTCAGAGTGCAAGGCAACGTCTGAACGCTACCTGAGTACACGTAGAACCGATCCAGACCCATCCAGTACGTGATGTTGTTGATGGTCACCGCCGCGTTGGGCGAGATGATCGACACGTTGTCTTGGAGGATCGTGAACGAAAAGGTCAGCGGCGGACCAACGTACTGCATGGAGTACAAGGTCGTGTTCGACCAGACCAGAATTTCCTGACGGTTGTTAACCGCTGTGATCAGGTACGATCCGTTCGACAACGGCGTCTCACCCGACTGGTTCTGCGTCTGCGGCACCCATTCGTACGCATTGGATTGATCCGACCACCGTACAATCATAGGATTGAACGTGGTGTTGAAGTTCGTAGGATCGTATGGGTTTGCTCCGATGCAGATCGTGAACTGCAAGGTGCTAGAACCAATCACTTTGTTAGTCTGGTTAGGTACTGAATAACCCGCATAGCTGAAGTTGAGAATGTCCCCAGCCGAGACTGTTACGTTGCCGCTCAAGGTAACGACAAAGCCATTGCTGTAGGCTGAGGTGACGTAGGTTCCCGCCGGAACAGTTCCCGAACTCGTATTGATCGTGACGGTGGAACCCGACGTAATATAGAACGAGTTGTCTACCGTGATCTGCGAGACGTTCGTGCCGCCGACTGTTACGACCGCCGTACCTTTGACCTGTGTAGCCGCGAACGCATTAAGCGTCACCGCCGAAGTAGATAGCGTGGTGCCGCCCGTGCCGTACTGCCAGTAATAGATCGCGCCAGACGTAGACGAGAAAATCAGGTCTTGGTTGAAGTTGCATTGCGACCACAACTGCAATGGGATGCTGATGGCAGTAAGTGCGCCTTGCCCCCAACCGGTACTGGATACGCCCGTCACGCCGCCCCAGACACCGGCACCCCATCCGTTAGATGACGTGACCGTACCACCACCGGCATTGATGCCGTAGGTGATGTTGACTGTTCCACCGCCCGTTCCGGCAGTAGGGATTGTCGGGTAAGCGTTGATCGTGAAGGTGTTACCGTCAACGACCGAGATGATCTCGTATTGACCGCTGACCGTATAACCACCCACAGGAGCCGTACTGGTGATCGTGACGTACGATCCTGTTCCTGCGCCGTGGCCTGTCGCAGTTACCGTAATGAGACTCGTCGTGCCGCTCGTCGTGAACGGATTGGTCAACGCACCAGAGGTAGTACGTACCGGAGTAATGTCGTTGTAGGCATTACCGTATTGGACGTAATACCTCTGGTTCGTCCCAATCGCCGTCAACTTGTAACCGTCGTAACTTACCCAAGAAAGTAACGTACGAGCGACGCCGTTGAAGGTTGCGTTCGGATAGGCGTTAGTCCACCCGCCGATTTTCTCGACAAACCCCGAACGAAACCGGATCTTGTCAGCATTGAAGTATGTTCCCGTCTCTGCGTAAGACGTGACTTCTTTATTGACTCCGGGCGTGAACGGTAATTTGACGAGTGGCATCGTTACACCTTCGCGAACAACTCAGCTTCAGCAGCGCGGCGTTTGGTCAGGCCCGGAAGCACCTTACCGCCACCCTTATTCCATTTGGCGAACTCCAACACTGCTTCATCAAACTTCTGCTGATTAATCAATTTCAGTAGAGTCGAAGTCTTGAAGTTGCCCGATCCGCAATTGAAAACAAAATCGCACAGAGCATCGAATTGATTTTGACTGATCTGAGGTTCAACCAAATTGTTGACGGTACTCTGTGCGGTCAGCAGGTCCAGCATCAATAATTGATCAGCACGAGCCTGATCAATTTTCAGCTTCTCGTAAACATCTGGCCCCGTATGACCATAGCCAATCGTCCACTTTTCAGCGGGGCATAAATATGCCTCCAGCCTACACCCCTCAAACTGCTTGGTGATTGCCGCGCAGTTTGGACTGACATTCATACGGTGCATCATTACGGCGCTACCACCGGAGCCGGAGTGGTCTGGGCCGAGACCTGATTCACAACCGTGCTGACGAGCGTGTTGATCGTCTTGGTCGAGATGTCCACACCGACGGTCTTGAACTCAGTCTGAGCCGAGGCGATGCCCGCAGCGATAGCGCCCGCCGTGCCACCCGTGGCGAGACCGCCAAGCGCAGCCAAACCGATCACCTTGACCGCGTTCTCAAGATCAGCGACCGCGATGCTTTGCAGTTCAGCAATCGCCGCACGGAAGTCGGCTTCGATAGCCGCGCCAACCGGATTGCCGTTGAACCACTTACCCAAAGCCGCAACGTCTTGCTCAAGCGTATTGAAAAAACTCATTGTTCAGTCCTCTGTTAATTTGCACGAAAAACCAATATCGAACTCAGCCTTCTGGAGGCTTACTAACGTTATCTGACTGTCCTTCGGCGGTACTACCCCCGCTGTTGGATGACACGCCAACCCTTGCTGACGTAATTGTGTGCATGACTGCGTTAGCAGAAGTGACGATAGCAACAATCCCCGCAGCCAGATTCTGTGTGGTGTCACTGTCTAAACTCACGTTGAAACCAAAAACCTTGGCAAGACCAAGGGCCGTGCCAAGGAGCGCAAGGATTACGTTGGTTGCAATCGTCCTATTTTTCCAAGTCGCAGGATCTGCAACTTCTTTGCCCTCTTTGAAGAGTTCGAAGAACTTGGGGGCATTCTGAATGTACTTAAAAAGTCCCATGCGAACTCCTTAGTAGAAGTAAAACACCACAGCGCCGTTAGATCCGGACGGCGCAGTACCTGTACCCGTGCCACCCGCGCCGCCTCCGCCATAAGGGCCTCCATGTACACCGGTAACAGGAATACCACCCGCTCCTGTTGTTGTTCCCGGCTGTCCATTACCACCTGCCGTCGATGTCCAGTTGGTTGCGGTTGTTGTTGTACCACCGGTACCACCTGTTCCTACCGATCCCTTGTTACCAAAATTTCCGGGGTTAACAGTAATCGCATTGATGCTTGCGTAAGTTCCCGATGTATTGATGAGCGACGACGTTCCGATTGAGCCGTTATTACCGCCGCTAAGATTTGACGCGCCACCCAAACCACCCGCACCAACCGAACCGACAATTGTCTGCCCCGACGCCGTGCTGACGTTGTAAGCGGTTGCAGTAATGGCATACGCACCCGCACCGCCACCGCCGCCGGGATTCGTACCAGTCGTATCGTAACCGCCACCGCCACCGCCACCGGCCCAGACTTCGATGATCATATTGGATGCGCCAGAGGGAATCGCTTGAGTGAACGAGCCTGTCGTTGTAATGACAACAGTCTGCGGCGTAAACCCGCCACCACTTGGACCAATCACATTAAGAATAGCGCCCATTTTGAATCCTTAAGAAATGCTGATGGGTATTTGCGCACCCACTGTAGTACCGAATAACGTAGGGTTATCTGAATGACTAAACGCAAACCGAGTATTTGATACGCTGCCTTGGCTCGTGCTGTCGTAAGTAGCCGTTGGGCTTGTCAGCACAGTTCCGTTGACCGTCAGTGTATTGATCCCGGTTGTGTTGTTACCAGAAACATAAACATAGTAGATGTTCGCGTCTGTTGTTCCGTTAGGAAGACTACGAGAAATCACACCCAAGATAGTCAGACCATTAACAACATACGTTGCCGGAGAAACACTACCTGCTGATGTAGGAGGACTATCGGGATAAAGCAACCAAGGTGAAATACCTGCGCCGGTATTGGTGATAGTAGTCCACCCCCACCAAGCAAACGAGTTGGTGCCACCCGAATTGGTAGAACTTGTAGTACCCACAGTAACCCGTGCGCCACCACTGCCTCCACTGTTTCCCATGATCAGATTAAGTGCGCCGCTCACTGTTATGCCTTAAGAGAAGTTGGAGCCGGTAACAAGCCAACGAGTTGAAGTCAGTTTAAGTGCCGTTGCCAGACCATAACGACCTAGAGTTCTCACGCCAGTATTACCGGACGTATTGATCACGGTATCCGTGACAATATTGATCGCGATGCTTGTCGTAGCAATACTTGTCGTCGTGTCGTTCATGAACGTCAAGACAGTACCTACGGGATAAGGAACTGCGGTATTTGCAGGGATCAAAATTGTAGGCGTAGCAGTAAGTGCGCCGGATACCGTGCCAGTAGGATTCAGCGCTGTACCCGCTGCGTTAACCAGCGTGAGGCTGTATGGGTTCGTACCGCTGACGTTTGAAATGATAGAGCCAGCGGCAACGTTTGTTCCAGTAACGGTCTGACCAATGGCAAAAGTACCCGCAACGGTGCCGCTTGCCGTAATGATATTGGATGCCGTAGTACCGGACGATGCAGTCGAAGTAGCACCCGCCGTGCCGCTGTAATAGACCGTCTTGCCCGAGTCAGACAGGATCGTCGTATAAGTGCTGCCGGTAATGCTATTGATCGGGGCTTCAAGGAAACCCGCATTGAACAGAGTACCCGAGGCGCTCGAAATTTGCGTCGAGTGAATACCGCTTGGGCCGTTGAAGACCGCAGTCGGGCTGTTCGCATAGAACGACATCGTCGTAGACGCTACGGTCTGGCTGATGTTCACAACCCAAGATGTGCCGCTACCCGACGAAATTGTGGTGCCCTGCGCCACACCCGTACCGGTCACAAGTTGACCCGTAGCCACGGCAGCGTTAGTCGCACCGAGCGTCAACGCCGTACCGGAGATTGAGCAGCCCGTCTGAGTCGTGATTGTCGTAGGAGCAACGACGTTCCAGTTGCCCGTCGATCCAATCGTTACACGTTGAGTGCTGTTGGTTGCAAGACCAAGCGTATTGGTGGAAGGCAGGTAAACGCCGTTGAGAGGCACCGACGAGCCATTGACCGTCAGCGTCGTACCCGTCAGCGTACCGTTGCTCGTGATCGCGCCGCTGTTATTAATAGCGCCGTATATGTTCCACGCGCCAGTCGCTGCATCTAGCCACGCAATCGTTGGAGTGCAAGTCAGCGCGATAGGCGTACCCGAAGATCCAACCGTCTGCGATGAGTTGACTACCCAATAGTTACCGCTACCGCCCGTGATCGTCGTGCCAGTCGCAACGCCGGTTCCAGTAACGATCTGACCGATAGCCACCGTACCGCTGACCGACGTAGATACTGTGAGCAGCGTAGAGGCCGAACCCACAATCGTCGTGCTTGCGACAGTCTGCGAAACGCTGACCGTCCAACTTAAACCCGAACCGCCAACGATAACCGTGTTAGGCGCAACGCCCGTACCCGACAGAATCTGACCGATAGCGACCGTGCCGCTGTTGACTACGGTGAGCGTTAACGACGTACCGGAAATAGAACCTGTGACGTTCGACACCGACGCCATCGGAGCAATGTAGCCCGTGATGGATGCCGCCGTGCTAGACGATTCAACGAACAACGTAGAACCAGACGAAGCAGGGCCTACCTGCAAATTGCCCGAAGAGAGCAACCCCGATACAGCCAATGACGCGAATGCCGTAGGCGAAGCATTGACGATGTTCGTACCGTCGCAGAACACCGCGAGCGTACTGCTTGCCGGAATACTAACGCCGGTACCTGCGGTAGTTTTAAACGTCACCGCACTAGCAGGGGTCGTAGTACTGTTGTTGACGAAATACAATTTCGTGATCGTGCCTGATCCGCTTGGAGACGTAGGACTCAGCGCGACAGTGCCGCCGCCGGTACCCGTCAGTTTGACGAACATGGCTCGTGACGCCGACGTATTGGCAGTACCGATAGGACCGAAAGCGTCAGTACCACCAGAACACGAGAAAGTAGTCAGTCCCGAAATGGCTGTCTCAATGAAGTTTGAGAAGTTGTAGTTGGTCGTCGCACCCCATTGACCCGCTTGATCGCCGGGAGCGATCAACTGGATACCGAGGTTCTGGGAATATGTACTAGCCATTGATTACTTCCAGTTGGGATTTTGGGCGTCGTTGATCGGAGTCCATGTTGAACCCTGTGAGTCGCTGACGGAAGTCCAGTTTGGTGCTTGTGTGTTCAATACCGCCGTCCACGCAGGGGTCTGCGAATTTGTAACTGCAACCCAATTCGACGTTTGCGAATCATTGACGTTAGCCCAGTTCGGGGTTTGCGCGTCGCTGATCGTTGTCCAAGCAGTTGTCGGCGCGACGCTAACTGAAGTCCAGTTTGGCGTCTGCGGATCGCTAACGACAGTCCATCCGGGGGTCTGTGCGTCAACGACCGGGATCCAGTTCGGCGTCTGTGTATCCGGCAGTACACCCCAGTTGGGAGTCTGAGAGTCATTGACCGGATTCCAGAGTTGCGTGATCTGGATCGAAACTTGCCCGATTGTACCAAAACCTGATACGCCTGTGACAAGTACGATGACCAACGGGGGCGGTTGCAGATACGCGGGATCGAACGTGATGCCGCGCGGTGCCCGGAACTGCGGGTTGGGCCAGTCGGTCTGATTGAACGGAGTCGGGGCTATGACCTGTCGGAGAGTGTAGTTCGCCCCGACATCCTGCTGCGCCGCAAGGCGCGGAATCGGATTCGGAAAGTCGGTCTGAGTAAACGGAGCCAGCGGTACCGCTTGCCGAATGGTGTAGTTATTTCCTACATCAGGCAACAACGCACTACGCGTAACCGGATTGGCCCAATCTCTCAGGCTAAACGGCGCTGCCGGAATCATCTGCCGCAAGGTGTAGTTCGCGCCTACATCCTGCTGTGCCGCAATGCGTGTAACCGGATTCGGGAAGTCCGTCTGGTTAAACGGAGCCGAGATCGACCGAATCGTCAGGAAGTCCGGCGGGATAGGTTGCGCCGCAATTCGTGTAAGCGGGTTTGGAAGATCCGCCGGTACGAACGGGGCTAGGACTGGAGCAACTTGCCTAATAGTTGTATTAGGTAGAACGTCAGGCTGCGGGTAGACCCTCGTGATCGGGTTGAGCCAATCCGATTGCTTAAACGGCCCCGGTACCGCCAGATACCGCATGAAATCGGGCGAATCTGGCAGGGGTGAGAGCCGCGTGATCGGGTTAGGCAGGTCAACGGGCTTGAACGGCGGCGCGGGCACTTGCCGCAACGTGTTGTTTTGAACCGCGTCCGGTTGCGGGTAAACCCTGACTGACGGGTTCGGCTGATCCGTTAAATTAAACGGTGCAGCGAAATTCAGCAGCCGTAAAAAGTCAGGTTGATCCGGTATCGGATAGAGCCGTGTTACAGGGTTAGGTGCATCGACTGGCCTAAACGGTGGCAGGGGCACCTGTTGAACAGTCGTGTTCGGTAGAACGTCAGGCTGCGGATAAACTTTGACTGACGGGTTTTGCCAATCCAATTGACGGAATGGCCCCGGAACAGACAATACCCGCAAGAAGTCTGGCTGCTCAGATACCGGATAGACTTTTACTATCGGATTCGGCGCATCAACCGGTCTGAACGGAGGCGGCGGCGTTTGCCGCAACAGCGTGTTCTGCACGACATCCGGTTGCGGGAACACCCGTACGCTTGGGTTCTGCCAATCCGCCTGACGAGTCGGCGCAGCCGTAATTTGCAGAGTTAAGAAATCTGGAGGTACCGGTTGAGCCGCGAGTCGCGTTAACGGGTTCGGCGCATCCACCGGCCTGAACGGTGGCGGCGGTACCTGACCAAGCGTGGTGTTTTGGCCTACTTCTTGTTGTGGGTAGACCCGTATGACAGGGTTCGGCGCATCAACCGGACGCACAGGTGGTTGTGGCACCTGACGGATGACCGTGTTCTGTACGACATCCGGTTGCGGATAAACCTTAGTTGATGGATTCGGCGCATCAACAGGCCGAATAGGCGGAGGCGGCACCTGACGGATGACCGTGTTCTGAACGACATCAGGCTGCGGGAATACCCGTACGCTTGGGTTCTGCCAATCTACTTGTCTAGTAGGAGATGGAATACTTAGCAGACGTATGAAGTCTGGCTGATCTGGTGTTGGATAGACACGCACCAATGGATTCGGCGCATCCACCGGCCTAAATGGTGGTGGCGGCACTAAACGAATCGTGTTGTTGCTACCAACGTTCTGCTGCGCGGCTACGCGAGTAACAGGGTTCGGGAAGTCGTTCGGCTTATTCGGAGGCGCATTGACTAGCAACCCCAACGCCAATACGGACCCCATGAAGGTATGAACAACCGACGGGGCTTTCGGCAGGATGGGATTCTGCCAATCCGTTTGTCGAAAAGGTGCCGAGATATTCCGCTGAATCAGTGTGTCTGGCGGAACATACGTTGGGTGTACGCGAGGAGGTGGCGTAACCCAGTCCGGTTGGTTAAACGGTACGTTACCCGCTAACGCAATACCGCCCGTCGCGCCCACAGTCTGTGAAACGCTGACAGTCCAAGAAGTACCTGAACCCGCTGTGATGCGAGTGCCAGCAGCAACACCTGCGCCGCTGACGTTTTGCCCAATGGCAATCGTGCCTGACGTAACCGATAGGACGGTTAGCGTGGTTCCCGCAGTGGTACTTCCGGCTCCACTCGATATATAGCCGGTAAATACCGCCTGTACGGTCACCTCTATCTCCTAATACAGGCTCTCAAAAAATAGGAGTCGGGGGAGTGCCCCGGCTCCATACCGTCATTACATCACTTCGTACAAGATGTGACCCGACATCGTGGACGCCGTACCACCAACCTGAATCAAGTTCATGCTACCACCGGTACCCTGAGTACCAACGGTATACGCACTGGCACCGTACATCGTGATCTGCTGATCAGGCGACGACACCCAACGCACAATGCCGCCGTACGCGTTGTACGACAAGTGAAGAATCTGCGAACCCGACGCCGAAGTCGGGCCAGTGGCAGCGGAGGTGAACCCCGGAGTCGCAGCCAAGGTAGGTGCAACCGCCGTGATATCCGTGAAGATAGTCGTGGCGTTACCTACAGCGGGAGTGGTTGCTAGCGTAGTAACACGCGCAAACACCATGCTCGCCACCTGCGAAGACGAAGCGGCTTCACCACCCATGTAGATTTCGCTGATCTTTGCGACCGACGAAGCGACACCGAGAAGTGCCATGAAACCACCGGACGACGCCGCGCTACCGATAGTGGTGAGGGTCATTGGGACCGATGAAAATTGACTGGATACCTTAGCCATTGCAAATCTCCTTAAGGAACAATAATTAATCCCGACTGCTTTTCAGCAGCATTCATTACCTCATCAACAATTTGTTTCATGGTTTTGCAGGGCCTACCATGTTTTTTCAATTCCCCGCAGCCGTCACAAATATAACTATCACAACCTCGGCAATACTCACGCTCACGAGTACGGTTGGGGTGCATCACTACTACATATTCACAGTGTGAACAGGTATAAGTTGCTGTCTCAAACAAACCCTTACCGGCACCGGGAGGTAGCCCATCTTTGACCATAATTTCGTCTTTAAGAGGCTCCGTCGCTCGATGATCAATCATCAAGTAGCCTTCTTTTGAACGTTTACTACTCATAGCCTACCCCTATGATATTTGAACGATTGCAGTCCCCGGTGCGGCAGCGGGGAACTGTACTGTGAACGTACCCGACGTAACAGTCTTGGTACCGCCGAAGTTCAACACGGCGATGGAGTGTCCCGTCACCGAGTTATAGATGAGTGCGCCGTCCGCGCTGAACGACGCTCCGGGCCACGAGACGTTATTGAAGCCCAAGTACGCCGTTGTGCCGCTAGATGTTGGCGCTGTGCCTATGGTCAACGCGAGTCCACCGGCAGTGTAGCCGGTACCCGTGGTCTCGCCCGTTGCGGTGTACGCTGTCGTGGTCGCATCTAACGACGCGCTATTGGCAACTAAGTACAACGCGATCTTGGCGTTGGACACGATGCCCAAACAGTCCACCTTGAACGAGGTGGTCATACATTGCGTGATACCGCTCATTGTACTTTGACCCTAACCTGACCAGAACGATACGCGTCCTGACGGTCTTTGCCATCGCCAAGCTGCTTGAGCAGCGCCATGCCTTCCTGATACATCTGGTCGTACTTCTGTGCCATGTCCGTCTCACCCTTCAGGTAGACGTATCCTTCACGCACCGCGCCGTACAACAGCACTTCACCAAAGTTATTCCCCAACCATGTATTGGTTGCCGTCACGATGGACGCAGGGTAACCGTAGTAGTGCATCTCGACCGAGTAGTTCTGATCTGGCGTAGGTCCAAGAATCAACGTACTGGAGTCGAAGACTGCGTAATGCTGTGGAGTGCCTGTCGCCGTTGGATCTGGGTACGACTGACGAATGAAGTTCACGTCTTTGTCGAGCAAGAACAACTGACTCGTGTTGCCCACGATGTTGTTCGGATTAATCACGGCTAGAGAAAAGATCGATAGCCACGATACCGGCACACCACCGACAACAGAAGGCAACTGAAGATACTGATTGCTTGAGGTCATCGTACCCGTCGCGTTCTGTCGAATGACAGGAAGCTGAACAGAGTTATAGATCCGCTCTTCCGCTAACTGTACAAAGTTCGGTATGTTCGCAACGAACGACGCTTCCGACGATTCACAGTAGTTCTGAATCATCGTATAGAGGTTATTAGTCGCCGACGATGTGGTGCTGTAGATGACCTGCATGGTCTATCAGTCCTCGTGCTTACCCGGACGCGGTTTAGTCCGCACCTGATCACGCTCCTGATGATCCTCGTAGAAGTGCTTGCCACGAGTCGTGTTCTTGCAACCACGGATCTCAAGGCGTTCCTTCTTGTCGCCGTTCAACGGGCGCACCCAACGACCGTAGGTCTTGGTGCCCATGCGGTCGAGTTCATCAGACTCGTAGCCCTGACCGTCGGTGAACCGAGGGTTCTTCATAGGCTGCTTGTACTTCCCGATGGGGTTCGGTTCATCCCACCCGAAATACTTAAAATCCTGCCATTTGTTGCTCATTACCGCCCCCGACCGCCGCTCTTATGCGACGCGGCTTTCTGATTCATCGCACGGGCGAGATTGCGCCCATACTTCTTCATGGCTTCGCCAGTGACACCACCCGCCGCCATGTGCTTCTTGCCGTCGTGATGCTTGTCGTGCTTCTTCATCTAAATCTCCTAGGAGAACGCTATAGTAACCGTACCGACGCCACCGACACCGATCAAATCGTTCGGCGTTTCGGGCAAAAACGATGTGTTATACCCGATTGGATTCCATCCCCATTGGTAGATACGGCTACCACCGTCACCGCCATTCACACCGTTCGCGGTGTAATAACTGATGTCCTTGCGAGGCTCCCGCACCGCTTGCGGGTCGTTAACCGGATACAGACCTAACTGCAACTGCGGATGATCTGGATCCCAACACGTCGGGCAGACCTTGATGTTGACGTTCTTGGTCTTGATGACAAGGTTTTTAAGTTCCGTCAGTTTGTAACGGAAACCGCAGCGGTCGCATTCCGCAATCGCATTTCTGGCTGATGCAAACCGACTAGGCATACATCACCGTAGGAATGTTTCACGTGGAACGAATCGAATCGCCGCTTTCTCGCGGTCCTCTTCCGCAGCCCTCATCCAGTCTTCTTCGTACACAGCCTTGAGAGCCGCAGCACGACCATCCGCGCCGGGGATCTTCATAGACATATAATACGCTAACCCCGAACACATCGCGGGCCAGAACCGGAACGCCATATCTTGGATATTGGTACCAGTTCCTGCGTCCTGCATACGTCGTAGCCGAGTCGCCACAAACGTGTACGTCGTTGACGTATCCGGCGTAGGCCACACGGTGATCGTGGGCTGATACGTCGTGGTGCTACCACTCGCTGCTGTCTGTCCGCTCAACCGATTGATCCAGACCTGAATCGGACGCCCTGTGGCGTTCTTGTTTGGGATCATCAGGTAGGTCGAACTGGAGATGCGCGTGATGTTGATGTCCTGCTGCGTCGTCCCAGACCCTGTACGGATCACATGGTCAAGCAGGTCTACCGTATCCACGGGGAGCGTGTAGGTCGCTACGCCCGGAGTCAGCACTTGCTGATACGACAGATCCATCGTCCACAAGTTAATGCCCCGGTTCGCCCAGTCCATGAACATGAGGTTCAGACTACGGGTCGCCGTACGCAGGTCATAACCCGTGCGCAGTTCTGATCCGCAACGCTCAAACGCTTCCTCAACGACTTCGTTGAGGTTTGGATTAAACGTCGTAAGACCAGACAGTGTAGCGGTCATTTAGCACTTCCACGCCCGTAGGCTTTTGTTGATCCGACTGTTCGGATCGTTCGCCGTCTTCTTGCTCGTCAGTTTACGCTTCATGCCTTTCATACGCGCACAGAACGAATCCCGACGAGGACCACCTTCCGGTTGCGGAGCCTTGAGGTGCGCTCCGTGTGCTTTGTTGTAGGACGCTCGACCCTTGGCGTTCAAGCCGCCTTTCGGGTTCTTGCCTTCCTTGCGAGTCCAAGCCAACCCGCCCTTCGCCATACGTCCACCAGAACAAGCCTTCACGGGGGCATGGGGCTTCCTCCCAGTACGGGGGGTAGGGACTTTACTGGGATTCATGGCTCCCATGCCCCGTGAAGACAACATCACTTACTTCCCGTGGAAGTGCTTACGCACATGATCTTGATGCATGTGGTGCGTGTCCACATGACCACCGTGCGAGTGGTGGATGTGGTGCGGAGTCATGTGGTGCGTGTGGTGCTTCGGCTCATGATGCTTCGGGTGATGCTCATGAGTCGCATGCTCGTGCGACGAGTGCGGACCGTGATGACCCTTCGAGTGATGGGGTTTCAGATGACCGTGATGACCGTGCTTCGACATTTGGATACTCCTTAACAAATCTTGCAAGTGGTGTGACCGCGCTCTGCGATACCGTCAGCGCGACGAGACGGATGCGAGCCAACGTGACCGCCCGAGGCCATTTTTACTTCTTTGCCACGGGTGTGTCCACGCTGTGCAACGCCGTCTTCCTTCCGGTGCGGCTTTTCAGCCGCCTTGTGGACTTTACGCACCATGTGCGGCCCCGATTCCGGCTCTTTCTTGACGTGACCGCCCTTGGCGTAATGGTGATGGTGATGGTGGCTGATATGACCACCCTTCTTCATCCCCGGAGCGCCACCCATCGCCGGAGGCGCACCGGCTCCCGGAGGCATGCCGCCCGGACCTGCCGACATAGGCCCCGGAGCGCCGCCCGGAGGTCCCATCATGGCAGCGAGCGCCGCCGGATCGACCTTGGGCTTGGGCTTGTGCGGAGCCTTGGCAGCGCCGCCCTTGGCGTGATGCTTCACGTGACCGCCCTTCTTCATGGCAAAGCCTTTGGTCTTGGTCTCGTCTTTCGGCTTTTCAGCCTTGGTGACTTTACGACCCTTGCCTTCGCCCTTGCCCATACCGAAGCCCTTCAGCTTGGTATCGCCTTCTTCGCCCTTGTGACTGTGCGGCGGCTTGCGGCCACCTTTCGATTCGGCCATAGCGAAACCCTTCTTAGGGGTTTCGATCTTGCCGCCTTTCTTGTAGCCCATAGCCTTATGCTCCGCTTTTTCGTGTTCTAAAATTTTCTTAGGCGCATGACCGCGCTTAAGAGCCTTCATTTCTTCATTGGCAATCGACTTCGTTTCCTTAGCCTTGCCTTCCAATTGATTTGCGTGTTTCACGTCGCCGCCTTTATTAAGTTTCTTGTCAGCCTCGTGGAAATGCTTTCCCACTTTCTGTGGAATACCAACCTTTTTGGCAAAGCCGGGATTGTGCGCCACGGCCTCCATGAGGTTGTGTTGTTTCTTACTTACGCTTGGCATCTTCTTGCCTTTTTCTCAGGCTGCGGAATTGCATCGTGTCTATCCAGTCACGATTGCTCATGGGTCTACCCGTCAACTGCTTGACCGTCTCCGACTCCCAGATCCGGAGCAGGTACCACACGAGGCCCGCAATGGTCGTTACCGTCGGCAGTACCTGTAGCCACGCACCGCCCACTACCGCAGCGAAAGCGAGATCTAGGCTGTGCTTAATGGTGTCGTTGTGATCGCTCACGTCGTGACCTGCTGAAGTTGCGTGTTAGTCATCGCGTAGTTGAAGTATTGAATGGACCGAAGATGCCCGTTCAAATACGCAAAACCGATGTTTCCACCGAAACCAATTTGAGTCGTCGTTGAAAACGAACTTGAGTGTGTAGCAGAAGCCACAGCGCCGCCATTCAAACATACCGACATGGTTGTGCCCGTGTCGTTGTACAACGTACCTAATTTAAATGTTGTGTTAGCGCTTATTGCATTTGCACTTAGCAGCGTGGTCGAGGTGTCAAACATTCCACCGTTGCCAGACCCAGCAATTTCGCTTAGGTATCCGTATGCAGTTCCGTTGTAGTAACCAATAATACTTCCACCGGAAAGCGGCGCAGATTTATCGGCTTGGACAACAAACGTACCTACCGTACCGTTAAACCACGGAGACGCAGCGGGAGTTGTAACAAGAGCATCCGCATTCCTCGTCACCGTCGCCGATGTGGTCGGGATGTAGGAGGTGGGGAAGGCTCCGGCTTCTAATTGAGCGCCGTAGACATACAGATTTTCAGTGCCCGCATAAACACTTGAAGTAGCACCGTTTGCCAATGTGATTGCTATGTCGGTGTTGTTACTTAGTGGTGTGGCAGACGTTGTAAACGTAACCCAGCATTTCCACCAACCGTTACCCACGTTACTCATGCCTACGGCAACTAAAGTTCCAGCGGTGGGCGTAATCGTTGATGCAACGCCTGTACTAAGATTGAAGTACGGATAACTTCCGCCTGCTGAAGAACAATCGCCCGAAACACGCAAGCCTAAAAAATTAGAAGTGCCCGCTTTTGCATAACAAGACAGCGTGTAAGTCGTAGAACCGACATAGGTGAAAGACTGATTGCGTAGAACTATGCCGCCGTAGATAACAGCAGTTGCGTTAAGCGTGGATCCATTAACCGTTCCATCAGGCGACGTTGTTGAGTTTGATGTCAACGTGCCACCTACAGTCCCCGGTGCCCACACAGCGTTGCTGAACGTATTGCTGTACGTCAACAAATTCGTCCGCGCTTCCTCAATCAGCAGCCCCTTGGGGGCGCAGACGGTTTGCGGAGTTGAGGTGGTGGCGAGGTAGGGGAGAGCGGTGGAACCGTAGTTAAGTTGCGGCTGCGCTATATCAAAGCCAGAACCAATACCCGCTGCTGGATTATTGGAAATAAAACAACCGGGAAGTACTGACGTAGCAATTGCCGTAAATGTTTTTGAATAAAATGTCCAATTATTCCCGGCTGCCGCCAACGTCGCCGCAGTAGCAATGACTGCTACGTTTGAGCCGTCGTAATACGCCAAATCCGTCGCGGTAACACCCGCAGGGATTCGCGCCCAAACGGAAACCGTGAGCGTGGATGCAGGAGCATAGTTCTGAGGAATATTTATTGAAGGCTGTAGTCCTTCATATCCCGCTGCGCCAACTCGACGATACGAGACGATGCCTGTAGAGACACCGTTAACAACACCTTGAGCAACCGAACACGCAGTCGGATTACTTCCGGTGTAACCCCATCCCGTCGGGTAAGTCCCCGGCCCACCTGTTCCGGGCCATACGCTGTACGACAACAAATTCTGCTGCAACACGTTGCCCGGATCGTAGTCGAACCGAGGGCCGTAGACGGCAGCGGTGGTCGTGGGGGTGTAGGTGGTAGCGTTCGGCCCTTGCTCTAACTGAGCGCCCCAGACATAAACTGCGGTAGCAGTTTGTCCTGCGGTTACGCTAATCGCAAAATTGCCTGAACCCGCTGTCGAGCCGTTAGTAGCGGTAGCAGAAACTCTGTCCCAATTTCCCGTTAACGTCCAAACCGTAAAGACCGCCGATCCTGAAAACGGTTGCCACGAAACACTAATGGTTTGACCTGCCTGACCTTTTAAATAAACAGATCCAGTCAATGTTTGATTGACTGCGGTGTTATAACCTTGATAAAGGCTATTGTTAGACGTACCAGAAAACGTCCACAAACTTGCTGTTAACGTACCGTCAGGAGCCACGCCTGTATTTGTTGAAGTCAGCGTGACATTTGTTTGCGTTATCCAAGGACTTAGGTTTAACGCCTGACTCTGCAACAACAAGTTCGACGGCGCGTACTGCAACAGCCCAGACGAGTTGTACTGGGTCGCAACCGTGCCACGGGAGAACGTAGCGCCCTGTGGCAGCGAACCGTTCAAAAGATTCGCGTTAAACGTAGGGATGAGACCACCGGCCCCACCCCCACGCGTTAACCCTAAGCCGAAACCAAAAGCCATGTCGGCCCCTAGTAAATTGCTACGAGGTTAGTCGCGGTCGTGTTCGTCGTCCAAACACGCACCGCCTGCACAGGCAACACCGTACCGGCAAGGACACCGTAAAACAAGACCGTCTCGTTCTGCGCCGTCTGCACCTGAATGTTGCCCGATCCGCCGCAGTAAATCACCGCCGTGACTGGCACGGCGGCGTTTGACGGGTTGGTGAAGTTCGTGGTGTTACTCGTCGTAACAGCGAACGCACCGCCCGGATACTGCGGGAACGTAGGACTCGGGTGAGTTTGGTTACCCATGTCAGTGTCCTATTAGTACGTGACGACCGGCGGGTTCGCAATCGGGCTAGTCGGCGTCTGCGGGTAGTACGTGCCATCCGGGTTACGGAGGACGTAGTTGACTGACAGGATCGCAGAGCCAGCGACTGCCGTACCAGAACCCGTATACGTGAACGTAACACCGAGCATCGTGTCCGTCGGACCCGTGTTGGTGAGGTACTGCATACCGGCAATGTTGGTTATCGAAGTACCCGACACATACGTGAACGAGGTACCCGAACCGACTTGGTTACGCTGCGCGGAGTTATACGCCGTAATAGCCGAACTGGAGCCGTGCGTTACGATGTTGAGGCCGCTGCTCAGACTGACCGAACTTGCCGTGAACGTGTACGCCGTCGCCGTCGAAGTAATCGACGCAGACAACACAAGCGTCGTGGCATTGGTGATGGACGAGACCGTGATCGTACCAGTAATACCCGCGCCCGTGACCACCATGCCGGGGTAGATACCTGCGGTGGACGTGAAGGCTTGCGTAGCGCTAGTCGTAGCCGCCGTACACGTCGTGGTGACAGTCGAAACGCCCGTACTGATAGTCGTGCCGGTGCCGCCATACGCGTTAATGTTCATCGTAATACCCGTTGGGATAGTCGAGAAGTTAAACGGAATGACGACATCCAAATAGATGCTGCTGATGAACGACCCCGACGGAATGACAATAGGCTGCGCCGTGCCACCGTTGGTCGTCAGATACGGATAGAACACCGCAGACGAGTTGTTCGCAGACGTGTTCATCTGCGTGAACGAGATCGGCGCAAACTGCGAGCCGTCACCGGCACCGAGATTGCGGTAACCGTTGGTCGGGTACGAGCCAAGATACGTCGGTGACGGTGTGTTCGTCAGTACGATTGCCGGATTATTGTTCTTGATCGTGCCCAACAGTTGTGGGCCTAAATGAGTCTGTAATCCCATGATTCTTCTCCTGCCCCTTGCAGGGGGCCATGTATCGTCGTCTTACGATCTCTGCAACGTCCGCTAGGCCGGTTCGTAAGACTCAATGTTCCTAGAGAAAGGGGGCCGTGAGGCCCCCTTCGTCATCAGGCCACGCCGAACACGCCGAGCGGATCCGACCAACCGAACGAGTAACGTTCGCGGCTCTTGTACCGCACGTTGCCCGTATCGAAGTCACCGTCCATGCTGTTCTGAAGCGCAACACGCTCAAACATCTTCAGGCCGTTCGGAACGTCCGTGAGGATGTAGTAGCCGTGGGTGTCGGTCAAGAAGTGGTTCACCTTGAACCCTTCGCTGATCGTGCCCATCGACTTCAGAGCGTTGATGTCGTTGTCCGACGTGCCAACACGGAGTTCCGTGTCGAGCAGACGCTTCGCAACGAACATCTGGTTCGGCGGCACCACCAACTTGCGCGGCTTCGCGGCGATCAACAGACCGCGCTCGTCCGTCCAACCGGCGATCTGAATCGTCGCCGCTTCAAGCGACGTTTCGTTCAAGTCCGGAGCCGTCGAGAAGGTGTTGCTGTTCGTACCGCCCGAGACCAACGGGTGCGCCGTCGAGAACAGAGGAACGCCGTCGCCACCATTGTAGGAAGCGTTAAAGCCGTTGTTGATGATCGAAGCGGCCTTGTACTGCTTGGTGTACGCCATAGCGCGAGCGAGCGCTTTGGTGTAACGCTTCGACAGCGAGTCGTACAGGTTATCTTCAATCGCTTCTTCCGTGATGGAGAAGCCGAGAGCGATGGTCTCGTGGTTGTAACGAGCGGTCCACGCTTCCTGCGCATTGTCATACGCAATCGCCTGACCTTCGTTCTTAACCGGAGCAGCGTTGAAGCCCGAGAGTTTCGTCTCTTCTTCAAACGAACGCTCAGAGGTCTCGACCTCAAAGAGTTCCTTGTGTTCCTCGCCGTACGAGGCGTACTCCAGACCGAACAGGGCGTTGAGACCCGGAAGCAGTTCCTTAAGGAGTTGTGCGCGTGAAATTGCCATTGTTAGTTACTCCTTAAGCGCCAGCGCCGATGCTGGTGTAATGGTAGTCGTAGTTCCAACCCACGACGACTTCGGGGTAGCCCACAAACGCGACCGCCGTACCCGACGGAGCCGAGCAAGTGATACCGGTATTGGTAGCCGCAGTCGCGCCCGTCTGCCCCGAAGCCGCAGTCTGAACAACAACCGTGTTGGTCGATGCAACAACCGTTTGGACGTACGCAAACTGGCCCGGAAGAGCGCCCGTGTAGCCAAGGATGATGCACTGCATGCCCGGATAGATACCGGTCGTGCTTGCCACCGTGAACGAACCCGACGAGATCGCGCTAG